CCAAGGCCTCCTGTGGTGCCATGCCCGTGATTTTCTTCTGGATCTGGTCAAGGTTGCGGTACGCATCCACAAGGGCCCACACCGTGGCCGCGGCAAGCACGAAAGGCGCCGCGGGCCCGACGAAAATGGAAAGCATTAAACTCCCGAGGTTACGGAGAGAATTCATTGTCGCGCTAACTGCAAGAAGGAGAGGCCCTCCAGCGGCCATTGTCCCGGCTAAAACAAGGATTTTCTTTTTCGTTTCGTCGGACATTTCCCCAAGAGACGTGGCCGCCTTGTCCGCCTCCGCCTCAAGGCGAGGCATGGCGGATTCGGCGATATTCAGGATCTCGCGCCCGATAGGCTCCAGAGCCATCATGATTTTGTTTTTCGTCCTGGCCCATTTCTCGCCAAACTTGTCTGTGCTGTCGCTCGCTTGCTGTATTGCGCCGTCCGCCTCACGGAGGGTATCAATCAATTCCTCGATACTGAAGCGCCCTTCGCGGATAGCCAGAGCCATGTCAGGCCCGGCCCTGGACCCAAATACCTCGATCGCCAGCCTGGTAGCCTCCGTGACACTCTCGGCGTTTTGAATTTCCTGCATGAGTTGCCGGAACGCTTCCTCCGCGTCGGTTATCCCTTCACGCGCCATGCGGCCGAGGCCCATAGACAGCGAACCCATGATCCGTTCGACGTTGACACCCTGTTTTTCAAACTGTGATAGTAGGGCGACAGAAGACTCGAGATCAAACCCCATGCCACGGAGTCCGGCGCCATATTTATACAGCTGCGTGGAGAGGGTCCCCATCTGTATGCCAGTGGCCTGGGCGGCCTTGAAAAGGCGATCCATAAACGTGCTCTGATCCTCGACGGCGACGCCCCAGTCCTGCATGGCTTTCGCGCTTTGTGAGACAACTGTGTTCACGTCCTCGCCGATCATTCTGGCCGCGTCAAGGGCTTGTTTCGACAATTTCTCAAGATTCTTCCCAGTCAAGCCGAGCCGTGTGTTATAGTCCGCCAAGACTTGCGCGGATTCCTCAAAGTTCTGAGTAACGGATTTTGCCAGGGACCGCCAAGACTTCTCCAGGCTTTTCAGATCATCGCCCTGCGCTCCGGTCCCGCGCGCTATTTTTTGCATCGCCTTATCGACGTCAAGAGCAGCTTTCGAAGCAATACCACCCACCGCAGCGAGAGGGACCGTGAAGGCTTTGGTCATGGTTTTGCCGGTGCGCTCAAACTGGGCGGCGGTGCGCTTCATGCCGCGATCTATGCGCTTCCATGCCTTTTCCAGGTTACTAAGATCGGCACCGTAGATATAATTAATATTCCGCCTTGCCATTCAACCACTCACCGCCCTTTCGCCGTTTCTCCTTGTTGCGCTGGATCTTCGCCTTGCAGTGTTCGAAATACTCACCCTTGGACATAACCTGTCCGTCTACCCAGTGCCCGACAAGGTCCTCTACTCGTACAGGATGCTTCAAGTTGCCGGAAGCATTCATAATCCACGCCGCCTGCTGCGCACGCTTTGCCGCGTCAAGGTATTCTCTATACCTATAGGCATACAGCAAGTCCTCGATTTCGCCCCAGGACAGACGCCATAAATCCTCATGTGATAAGCGCAGGGGACCGAGACATGTCAATACTATCTCGTCAATAGCCTTTTCCCAGTCCCCCGCGCTCAGTTTTTTGCTTCAGGGTCCTCGTCGGCCTCTTCCTCGTCAGGCTTAACTCCAAGTGAACGCGTGAATGCAGACATGAACACCTGCACTGCCTCTGTGATTGCCGGCACGTATGCCTCCGGCTCAGCGTCGAACCATTGACCTACAACATCAGGTGTGATTTTGCGGTTCGTCCAGAGCAGCCCGGCCCAAATGAGCGTAATTCCGAGTTCGAAGTCGGAAGGGTCGAATCCGTCGTTCATGATTTGCATCGGAGTTTTGCCGGTCTCTCTGATCAGCGCACGGATAGAGTTGATCCCATACTTGAGTTCCATTTCCTTACCTGATAGTTTCATGTCAGTCCTCCTTATGCGGCGTTGAGCGTAAGTTCGCCGTTGCCCTGCACAGATACCGACACCCCGACGGCATCTTCGGTGGCTCCTGACACTGCCCATGTCGTGACGTATCCATTGCCTTCGTATCGCTCGGTAATAAGCTCGCACGATGCAGCTGAACCTCCAGTCAAGAGGTCGCTCATAATCTGCAGGCTCGCCTCGACACCGACAGGAAACTCGAGGATAATTGCGCCTTCCTCGCCGTACACGGCAGTGATCCCTGTCTCGGAATATGCCGTGTTAAGCGCTGCGGCAATTGCGGAAAGGGAGGCATCATAGGCAAGCGCTGATGTTTCGATCGTGTCTCCGTCGCCGAGCGTGAATGTCCCGCCGGTAGCTCCGCCGAGTTTGAGTTGGTATCGCTCGTTCGCATCAAATGGCAAAAATGTAAAAGCGCATTCAACCCCTCCAAGCGCCTTGGACACAAGCGCGTCTTGTGCAGCGTCCGTCGGGTCGTAAAATATCTCGAGCGTCCCTGACCACCCTGCCTGACCAACTAAAAACTTCTTCCAGTCAGTCGAGAGCGTCGATACATCAATAGTGCCGAGGCTGGTCTCGATATTAAACGACCGCACCTCGCCTATTTGCGTAGGGGTGCCTGACACATCAAGGTGAACGATCGCCCTTTTACTCACAAAAGCAGGCATTTACCTCATCCCCTTAGGATGCATCCGCGCTCAAGGTCAGTTCCCCTGTACCCTGGAATGACACACTCATTCCGACGGCGTCCTCGGTCGCGCCGGAAATACCCATCGACGTGACGTAGCAGTCGCCGGAAAGCTCAGTATTTCCTGTCCCTGCCCCGAGCGGCTGAACGGCGATGTGACACAACGTCCCGGCCATGGCCTTGGATACCAGGTCGGCCTGCGCGCTGTCCGTTGGATCGTAGAAGAGTTCCATGGTCCCGGACCATCCGGCCTGACCGACCAGGAAATTCTTCCAATCGCTTGCCAGCGTCGAGACGTCGATCGTACCCAAAGCCGTCTCGATAGAAAATGACCGCACCTCACCCAAAGCCGTCGGCGTCGATCCCACCGTCAGCTTCAGTGCAGATACTTTACTCACTGTTGCTCCCATGTTAATTCCTCCTTGTCTTTATCTATCGTACACCCGTATCGTCAAAATGCCGTGATACCATCCTGACGGGTCCTCCAGCACGATAAGTTCCTCGAAAAACCAGGCTTCCGGCAACGCTCCACGGATCGTATCGGCTATCTGCACGACCTCTTTCCGGCCGAGGTAACTGCTCCAGATGTGGATATCCACCGCGCATTGTCGCTCAGAGTCATCCAGCAAGCGGCCCTCCAGGCTCTGAAGTTGCCCGATCACGATATAGGGAGAGGGTTGGTCGCTCGGGATGTGGTCGAATACACCGGTGACGGTGCTCCCGAGAGCCGTGTTCAAAGTCGTGTAAATATCCTGCGACAACGTATAATGGCTCATCAGGCTTTCCCCTTCCGGATCAGGTCGTACATCGCATCGGAGAGTGCTTTGCCGATCCTTTCTTCATGCGCCCGGCAGGCTGGGAACAAAAATGGTCGTGCTGGTTTGTTTTTCGTGCCTTCCTCTACGAAAAATGCATAGTACGTATCCACGCCTCCGACCATCCCACCGGCAGATATTTTTGCCTCAAGCTTCTTTTTGGATACCGAGCGTTTGATCCCGCGCGCCATGGCGCCGGTGTCTTTTGGTGCTCGGCTCCGTGCGTCCTCGACGACAGGCTTTGTCTCGTCGCGCAAAATCTCATAGACTCGCTGACGCGCTTCGCCTTCCACCTGCCGGAGGTCCTTGAGGATTTCGTCCATTCCTTCAATGCGCTTGAATATCGCCATCAGACCACCTCCGGCTCGCAGTCCAAAAACGACCACTTGCGCAAAGGATCATGCCTCACCGCCATGACGACAAGCCGGTCTGAAAACACTTCAACGATGTCTCCGATTTGCGGTATGTCGGAATATCTTATCGTGATCTCGTGGGTCCGGATCTCCGTCTCCTGCTGCGCTATTACGCCGGTTTTTGATCTCGGCACATCAACGCGAGCCCACGCGGTAAGCTTCGTCTTCTCGGCTTCCGTATATCCACCCATGCCGTCGGCTGTGAGTTCCGCCCGCTTGACGACGATCTGATCCCGCAGGTCTCCGATCTTCACAGCGGCCACATCCTGTA